GCCTCGCCAGCTTGGCGGCGCATTCCTGCGGCACCATGTTCTTGCAGTCCACCCTCACCACGACCTCCGCGACCACGCCATTGATCTTGGCGTTGTACTTAACCTCGAGTGTCTCGGGACCGGCCAGGCTCTCTACACCTGAAGCCCACTGGGCCACCAGGCCTGCGGATGCTACGCAGAGCGAAGGCGCCTGCGGATCAAGCAGGATGAAGTAGAGGTTGTTCTCGAGGTTGAACCCGCGGGTGATCATCATCGGCTTAGCGCCGCCGCCTCCGCCGGGAACATTGATCCACCCGCCTTCTCCGCCCGTGCCGCTTGTTCCATGCGGCGCTGCAGCCAGGAGAAAGGGGAGAACGAGGAGAAGAACGAGATTTCTCACGTCATTCCTTTTGTTGAAGTTACGGGGCAGGTTGAACAGGCCGCCGTGAGGGGGACTCACGACGACGGTTTCAGTCGTCATCGAACAAAACCCTCAAAAGGTCATCCAAAAGGGATACCAACTGTTGGTGCTTCGTGCTTGGCGAAGCGCGGTAGTTCTCGCGCAGCAGCTGCAAGCGCTCGCGTTGGCGCCTGCTGTACTTCTCGATCAACTCGATTACTTCGTCTTGGTTCATCGCACCACATCTTCAAAAGCCAGTGTCTTCTCATGGTACCCGTTTGGCTAGCAGCTTCTCTAGCTTCTCGCGGATTCGAATTGTTGCCGCAGTTGCTGCGTTGAGCCAACCTTCTTGCGTTTGCACGATAACCAGCAGTGCGTGGCAACGGGTGAGGTAGATCTTCTCCACCGCGGGGACATCCAGGTACTCGGCGCAGACGTCGCATGTCCAGTAGTACAAGACCGGAGCATGGATCTTGTCCAGGACAATTCTACCGTTCTCGAGAAGGATCTGATCGTGCCTTGTCAAGGAGGGATGCGGGCAGCGCTTAGGTGGCTCTGACATTTTTCACCGCAACCCATTCCGCCGCAGCCGCCTCGAGTAGTGCACGTGCAGCTTCTTCGCGTGAAACCTTCCAATCCTTCGCGCACTGGTCGAGGTTCCGCGATGTGTCAGGAGTCAGATTCAAAGTCAGCTTGACGTGGGGCTGGGGTTTGGGCTTCATCTTCGAAACTCCACGATGGAAAACTCGTCTTTGTTGGTCAATGTAATCCGGTTACCTGGTCCTCGTGGGGTAGCTTTTTGGTAATTGGCCGCCAATCCTCCAAAATGTGCCAGTGTGGGCTATCTGGCTCGTCATAATGTTCGAGAATCCTGTGCACCTGTTTACTAGCTTCGTTTTCGGTGCCGGTGAAGAGTTCGACGTGGATCACGCCGCCCGCGAGGACGACAAGAGTGTATTTTCTTTTTTTGATGGTCATGGTTGCTGCGGGTTAGTGGGCGCCGCTAGGGATGGTTGGCAGTCGAGGGGTTCCTAGCGGCGCCCGGTGTATCAATTTCTGCGAGGCGGCGCTCCAAGTCGTCGAGGCCGCATGGACACTCGTCGTCGTGCGTCAGATGGCCCGCCTGGTACCGCACAATCTCCTCCAGCAGCCGGATGCGGGCGATGAGGGCAAGTTCTCGCCGCTGCTCGGCGAAGCCGGTAGGCATGCGCCCGACGAGCTTCTGCAAGCTGGCTTCGCGCTGCTCCACTTCGGCGCAGCTCGCGGGGCGGACGGGCGTGGTTATCGGCGCTTCGGCTAACTCGGGGTACTCGTATTTGTCGCTCATGTTCTTTCGTGTCGCTGTGGGGTCATATCGAGAAATACCCGCTATCGTCATCCGGCACGTCGCAGAACAGGATGACAACCAGCGTCAAGGAACAATAGACGATTGTCACGATCATCTCCAGGCTCATTTCGCTTCCTCCCAACGCCGCAATGCGGAACGGCCCTGCTGGCACCATGCGGCATGCTGCGCGTCATCCGGATTCCTATGCAGCTTCGGGTCCTCAGACACGCACCAGCACGGCATGCAACCCGAAGGCTGCCAATCTGCGTTCGTTCGCAGCGCCGCCGCCAGCTCGTCGGCGAGCGCCAGCGCTTCTAGTTCCTGGTCCTCCGCCACCGCCGCGTGCGCCAGGGCCGCGGTGAGTCCGTTAGCTCGCTCCGCAGCCTTACCTTCCCAGAAAGCCGATTCACTCTCCGCCTTCACCACCCTCTCCCGCGCGGCGGTGAGCTGGGCGTGCAGGCGGTCGCGGCAGCCGTGTAGCTCAGCACTCTTACACTGCCACGTCACGCCGTCGGGCCGCACCAGGAATGCGGATTTGGTCTCGCCGCACCACAGGCACACAGGCACGGGCTTCGTCTCGGGGGCAGTCATTGCGTGCTCGGTTTCTCTTCCGCATGTCCAGGTTGCACGTGCCATCCGAGCTTGGCTTCTCGATGCTTGCGCTTCGCTTCGAACAGGTCGCGCGCGAACGACAGCTTCACCTGGCTCAGCTCGTCGTAGCGGAAACCCTCCGGGTCATCTCGGCAGTCGATGACCTGACCGAACCGCACCGCTACACCATCCTCGCATTCTACGCTCAGGGCCAGGCCCATCGGGTGCAGCACCTTGCGGTTTACTTCCTGCAGCAAACCGAGGGCGCGGAACTCTTCGACGCTAAGCGTTTTGGTCATGTCCAGCCTCTACCGCTGCAGTCGATACACAACTGCGAACCGTAGGTTATTGTCTCTCGCTGGATGCGTAATATTTCGCGGCCGGAGCCGCGGCATGTTTCGCATCTCACCGCTACGCGCGGGAACACCGCACGCAGTTTTTCATCTAGTGCGCGCCGCAGTTCGTCCCGCTGGACTGTCAGTTCAACAATTTGACAGCTGAGGCTACTGCATTTGTTGCGCCATTCGCTGGCATAATTGTAGATGGCCCAGACCAGATCATCGAAGCCTTTGCCGCTGTCCCTCCAATTATTGACCAAATCCTTGCAGTCTTTGGGGGTCAGTGGAGTGTTCATCACGCCGTCCCGTTCGCTCTGGCGTTGGCGTTGAGCTTCACAGCCGCGTGCATCGCGTCCAGCTCGAGGGCCATGCGTTGCCAGGACGGCGCTGGGGTGTCTTCCATGGGGCGCTTCAGGATCCTGATCACCAGGTTCGCGTACTCCATACACTGGGACGGCGTTCCGCTCCGCTGCGCCTCGGCCATGGCTTCCTGAGCTTGGCGCGCTTCGTTGGAGGGACCGAAGCGCTGGAAGGCCACCGCGTCGGCGCCGGGGCTGCGGAGGAGCTGCAGGGCCTCCATCATGACGTGGTTCTCCGCCGGCTCGATCGGGTTCCTGGAGAGGCTCTCGATCAGCCCCAGGAAGAACATGGCGAACAAGCGGATCTCGCCTGGGCGGGGCTGGACCGTGTCGGCAGCGATCTGCAAGAGGCGGGGCGGGCCGATGCGCTCGATGATCTGCTGCAGGTATTGGCGGGTCTTGTCGTCGGCGGGGAGGAAGGCGATGGTCATGGTAGAGGAGACTCTACAGCTTCCAGGAAGGATTCAAGGTCTGGGCCTGGTGACCATGTTCCCGTATGGGGGTTGTTGATCACCATGCCTGGGGTGAATCCTTTTTCTCTGATCCACCGCCTCAGCGCCTGAACCAGGCCGGAGAGCGCTCGCGGACCAAATAAATCCAGTTCCGTCACCAGAGTGGCGGTCTGAGCTGGTCCGGCCCGGAGTAGCAGCCGCAGGAACTTGAGGAAAATCTCCTCATCGAACCTTGGACGTTGGTGGGGGGTTTCCCGTAGTTTAGCGGTCAGAGCGGCAAGAACCTTGTGCAGCGGCCAAGGGCGTTCGCGTTCGAGGAAAACGGGTCCGTAGGAGGATTCCAGGCGGATTCTGATGACCATGGAGGCAAGTATAGCGGGCTTGGCATTTATATGGCCCGAAAATGGTCGAAAAGTCACTTTGTATCGCAAAGCAAAATGGCTTTATCTGCCGTTTCTGGCACATAAATGTTTAGCTTTTATGCGGTTGTTTTGGCCATTTATATCGGCCTAGGGCGTTCGCGGCCGAATTTATATGGCTGGAAGCCCACTTATTTGTTTGGAGTGATTTTATATGCCTGCGGAGGTCGTAGACACTTTATATGCCGACAATCACGCTGAGGCGCTTTATCTCCGGCTTTTGGCATATAAATGTTGAGTATTTATATGGCTGTGGAGGCATTTTATCTCAGTTTGAATTTATCTGCTGCCGAAAAAAGCGAAGTAATTTATCTCTCCACTTTGTAACGCAAAGATAGACAGTATGTCTTGGTGATGTAACTGTTTTGGCAATTTTCGTGAATATCATTTATGTCCATTTTTGGTGGGGTGGTATTTTATGTGGGGTGGATTTGAGTTGGAGCTAGTAGGGGCTTTCGTGGGTTTCCACGTAGCGTAAGGGCTCCATTCGCGATTCCGGCTCACCTCGAGGGCACACGTTTTATTTCCTACTTGCACGCCTTCAAAGGTTTATGTCTCCCACCCTGAGTATTCAGGCGGGAGAGCTGGGCAGGGTATTTCTTTTTTCTCATTCCACCCATGCAACCAGGAGCTCCATACCCTCATACTTTATATCTCCCACCTAACCGGTAGATAGGGGGTTAGTACTGTGCATGAGTTCTAAGGAATTAGAATAGACAAAATGTCTTGGCTCGGTGAAGGTCTTCCCCCCCCTTGGTGCGGAACTCCCCATAACGTTAGCCTTCATGGCACTTCCCATTCTCTATAGGGTTTAGTAGGAAACAGCCGGGCAAGTGGGAGACATAAACTCAACCCCCCATGCCATGGGCGCATAAAATACACTTTTCGCTCTCCCACTTGAAAACAGGCAAAAAAACAACCGGGAGACATAAAATAAACTCCCCATGTCATCGGCGAATCAATTCTCCCGCCTGATTTCGTTCTAATTCCTTAGAACGTTTTGGGCCAAATTGGCCCCATATATAAAATGTTTTCGACCTTTCCTCCCCTTCCACCTTCCCCCATCCTCCCCCTCCTGACCCCTTCCACCGCATCCCCCGCAGCACACCTCCTATGATCCACGCTGCACGCATCCGCCTATCTTCATATCCCCCTAGCCACTATGGCCCATCGTCGAACCCAGGCCATCCTAGGCCTCCACAGAGCAAACGTTTTCCCAAGCGCCTTGGGCCACCGTGCACGACGGAAAAACGCCTACCATGGGGAACCCCCTAACCACGGAAAACCCCTAGAAACGAAAAAGCCCGCTCAGGCGCGCTTACGCACCCGAACGGGCAAGGGGGAAGGGCAGATTTATTCTTCGGCCTGCTGATCGAGAACCTGATTTACCAAGTCCCTCGCGACATTTATTAAACTTCCGCCCCAACGCTGGCGGCACCGCACCATCCTCGGTGATCCTGGTCGTACTGCCCGTCGCCGGTCAGCACCCACCAGGAGCCCTCGTGCACGCGGAGACGGACATCCAACTCTTTCGATTCGGCATATTTTGCCCACTGTTCCCTTACGGCACTGAGCACCGCGGCTACTTCCTCCACGGAACACGGAAAGCCCACGTAGATGATTTCACTCCAACCGTCACCGATGTAGACCATGTCGTGCCGCTCGCCGGCATCCGCTTCGCACAGCGGGCAGGGCGCGCCTTCGTCTTGCTCACCGACCGGCTTGTTGCTCAACGGGCACTCCGCCTCGCCGCTGCTCGTGTAGCTGGCCACACGGCGCCATTCCCGGCCTTCCGCATCCCAAACCGTTTCCGGCTCGCGGCCGAAGGTTTCGTCTGCGATCACGGTGCGCACGTACCAGAAGTAACCCTTCCGCGCAGTAATCCGGTGCGTCTTCGTACCACCAGCGGAAGCGACCTTCGGCGGTGGCAAGGCCATCCGTGTAGCCGTTCACCCACGCCCACGGGTCCGCAGCGAGCTCCACACGGAAAACCGCCTCAATCTGTTCGCGTTCCATGTGCATCCCCAAAGGCCCAACGCTTGGGCAGGTAACCTACCTTGACAAGCCACCCGTCCAGCGCCAACACAAGCTCACCGAGCCGGGCCGCATCGATCAACAAGCTGCCCACGTCGACTAGGTTGTAATCTTCCACGTCATCGAGCACGACTAGACGCGCCGCAAGCTCCCGCTGCTCTGTCAGGTTTGCATCGGGGTCCATCGGTTCACCCGTGGGCCTTCAAGACCGCCAACGCAAACTTCCGATCTGCCCGCACGTTAGCGATCAAGCGGGCTTCCCGGTGGGTGTCCATGTCCGCCATCGCACACAGATCCACGCGGCTGTCGGGCGAAGCGAAGTAGACCACGCTCGGCACCGGCTCCCCGCAAACCAATGCGGCCTCGGTCACAACGCGGTTGAGCCACCCATCGGGGGCGTCCTGCGCGGAAACGACACGGGTCAGCAGAGCGAACAGAAATCCAAGCTTCAGGTTCTTCTTCATGGTTCCCCTTGTTCAGTCAGCAGCAGCAGCGGAACACCCGCTGCGCCAGGTTAGCTAGCAGCGGTAAGCGCGACGGCAATCGGCAACGATCTTGTTCGCAACCATCCCGACCGCGCACACCGCAACACTCACGCAAGCGAAGCTAACCATACCTCCTATTTCGGCATGGTCCGCTCAAAGCTTGAGAAAATCTCGTCGAGTTTCCTGCGGGCCAGCACGGCCCATACCCGCAGGCACAACGCACGCACACGCAAAGTGAAATCGGTTTGGTAGTTCATGAGTAGTCAACCGTCATACCTGAGAGAAAATCGGCAATTCAACCTTTCGTTGTCGCCTTCGCTGTACTCGCCACCGCTAACCCAAAGCGTTTCCCCGTCTTCGGACACCATAACCTCCTGAATCCATTGCAGGCTGCGGCCACCGCATTCGGGGCATGCCAGGATTCGACCGGTTTCACCTCGTCGCCAGAATCGAGAACGTCGGCACCGCCGCCCACACCAGCCCCGCGCAAATCGCGAACATCGTCAAGGCCATCATCGCTGCCACCCGACCTCCACCGTACTTGTTGTTTCTCATACCCGCTATATCGGCAAGCGGGACCTTCCGACTTGAGCTAAGCGAAGCGGAAAAATTTGTTAGCAGGCCTCCCAATCCCCAAACTGGTTGATCGTGCGGCATTCCTCGTTCACCCACAGACGTAGGCGCGGCACGTCGTGGGGCGGCAACACGTCGTTACCGGTAGCGTCTGACGTCTCGATATCAATTGTCACGACGCCTTCGATTCCTCGGTAAAGGTAGACGACGAATCCATCCAATTCGATCTTGCTCATATCCACCCCTTTTCTTTTGCCCACGAAACAATCTCGACAAAGTCACGCAGAACTAAGTCGGAAAGGCTGCCATTGAACCCCATTTCAACGTCCCCGTAAAACCGGAACCATTCCCCCAAGTGACCATCGAACGATGCCCCTGCCAAAGCGAGCAACCGTTCAGCCACAAATTCCACGCCAGCCACGGTAAGCTGGTTTTCCAAGAACATCCCGCAGATATCGCAGTGTTGGGGGGAATCCGCTTCGCCACCGCCTTCGGCAATCGGACCATCCGGCACGCGGGTCGACATATCTACCTTGTGTCCCTCGGCCATGCGCCAGACTTCAAGCACGCTTGCCAGGTTATCCCTGGTCACCGTTGGCGGACCGTCGCCGCTGTGTCCGACGAACCGTTGCGCCTGTTCCAGCGCGCAGGGCTCGCAGATCAGTGCTGACTGAAAGACGTAGACGTCCATGCTCAGTCCCTCCCCCTCCAAAGCCGCTCATTTCGCGCCAGCCGCGCGCGAAGCACCGCCAACACGCCCTCCAAATCTTCGATGGCATCCACGGGATCTTTCCGGAGCGCTGCGCACAGAGTGTCTTTCGCCAGCTTGTGCACGGTCGGATCTGACAAGAAAGCTTCTACGATTGATTCCATGGTCTACTTATCGGCGATCGGATTCTGTTCCTTGACTAATTCGTAGCGCGCGCGGGCTTCCGCTTCGGTCTTGAACCATTGCCCGTGCGTGCAGCCTGAGACGCGGTCCGTTGAGATTGCGCCCCAAGCTTCGCCATCTTTGCGGGAGCCGGCACCGGCCGGATTCACGCCTGCGCTACGGTGGATCAAGCGTAGCACGTTGTAGCCTGCGACGATTGTCTCCTCGAGCACGGTTCGTACGGATGGTTCCATAACCTACCTATCGGCATTCCAGAGCTGAACCTTTACCCAAGCCCTTTCGAGTTCTTTCGCCAATTCTCCCCGCGCTTCCTTCACCATGTAATCGAAGTTATCCCCCGACTGCCGAAACTCTTTCTCGTCGCGGTAGCTACAGCAGCCGAGGTAAGACACGCCCTCAAACTCATCGAAGCGAGCGGACACCTTGACCATACACCATGCCCACGAATCGCCCCTTTCCAGGCGCGCGAGGATCTCGTCTTCGCAAGCCTTGTCTTCGGCATCGTCTCCGCTCGCCAGGGCGTTACCCCGGACGGGAGTGTCTTCTTCCTCAATCTCAAGCTGAATCTCTGCACGCGCGGCGAGTGCCGCAAAGTCTGGCGTTGTCACGTTGTGATCTCCCATATCCCTACCGTGTTTCCGTTGTCGTCTCTGAGTTTACCTTCCGTGTCATCGTCACGGCGCAGGCGTTTCGCGAGCGCGCATTGCATCGTCGCCAAGCTTGATCTTGAGGCGGAAGGTTTTCATCGGGACATTCTTTCGATTTCCGTTGCGCTAAACCCCCTACCCGGCACCCCCAAACCGCTGCCGCCCCAATCGTAGGTGCGGCCGCTGGGGCACGTCAGCACGAACGAAAAGCCCCGTGGATCGCCGTTCTCGATTAGGTCCGCGCCGATCTTCCTGGCGATCTTGCGCACCCGCGCCATGCGACGCGCGCTAGCCTTCTCCATGCGCTCGCGCTCGGTCTCCCCCACGTCAACACTGCATTCGATTTCGTTCGCTCGCTGCTCTGCCGTTGCGGCACGCAACAAGGCGCGAGCGTCTTCCCTCGACGCCTGCGGGAACTCACGCCCGAACATTTGTAGGAAGTGGTTTCGCTCTGCTGTGTAGCTTGCCATGGTTTCCTTTTCGGCAAGCCTACTCCGAAACTTGAGGCCTGGCGATAAAAAGTGTCCTGTTCCCGATTCGGTACTAGACTCCGCTCAAGCCCAGTTCTAGGCTTCCCGTTGGGCCATCGGCAGGCGGAATAAATTCCCCTCCCAGGACCGCCGCCGCTTGTCGGTGGCCCTTTCTCAAAACGGGGCATGTCTCAGGCCGGGGCATGTCTCAGATCGGGGCATGTCTCAGATCGGGACCCCCTACTCGAGCGCGGAACCTTACTGGCCGGTCGGACTCGGTACCCTACTGGCGCCTCGGACTCGTACTGGCGACCCGGACTCGTACTCGACATGCAGACTCGTTGGAAGATTGAACCGAATCCCCTTCCTGCGCTACTGTGCGTTGTCGTTGGCGCGCTCTTCTGGATCAGCTTGTTCTGGCTCATCACTCGATGAACAAACTCCTCGTTGCCGTCGAGTCTTGGACTCGTCTTCCTCTCCATTCGTGGGTCCCGATCGCCTGCCCATGGTCCGAAGTCGGGGGTGAACAAGCGCCCAGCTTGCTCCAATTCACCACACTCGCCGGCGCTCGAGCACCCGCGTTACGAGGCGGCAAGGCGGGCAAGCACACCCGCTTCTACCTCGCCCAAGTGGCGATCGGGGGCGAGGGACGCGTGGAAGGCACCCTTACTGCTGCCCCAGACTCGCCTGTCGGACCCATGCAGGTCCACCCATGGTGCCGTGACGTCGTGCCGCAAGACGCCTTCGACATCGACGTCGACAACATCTCCCTCGGTGTTCCACGGCCCTTCCTCGAGTACAGCGAACCCGGCGAACAGCATTTCCGCCTTGAGTACCGCAACCCTCCAGGGCTGGCCATGGGGATCAACGCCCGGGTCTGGTTGACGTTCCGCCACCTGAGTCCGGTAGTGGAAGTGACAGGCTTCGTGGCGTGGAGCTCGCGTCACGACCCACGCTGGGAGCGCGAGTTCAACCACATCCGCCTGCGGACGAAGCATCCCCTCGCCCTCGACTACTCCGAGCCCGACGGGCACCCCAGTGCAGGCAAGCTGCCGCAGAGCCGCGACGCAGACGGCTCCTGGTCCTACTACCTCGCTGACCGCGTAGGCTTCGTCGAGGGCAGCGCTTACCCCTTCGTGGGGCGCATGCTCTGCGGACCCTCCCCTGCCGAGCTCCAGGAAATAAATCCGTTCGCCTTGCCGCACGGTCCGGAGGGTCAAATTCTCCAGGACTTGAAAAACCTCACCGCGGCCGCGGATGGTTGGGCGCACGGGTTCTCAGATAAATGGAATGGCCAGCTACTCGCGGGCCGGACCATCGGCGCCGGCGACCCGGCCGTCTGCCTCATCGACCGCACCCCAGGCTCGATCTTCGACGAACGCCCCAGCGGCCTGGCGAAGGAACCTGGCCGCAGCGGAGGACAAGGCGACTTCGCTTTCGTAAAGAGCCATCGGGCGCTGCTCCACGGGCAGGCGCGGTGGGTTCACGGCGGGCTTCGAACCGCCCTATCGGAGTGTCTCCGTGGCTACCTGCACTTCGAAGCCAACGGAGACAGACTCAGTACAAATAGACCAATAAGCACGGTCTCCTGGAACTCGACAGTTCACTGGCACACGGGACTCAGTCCGTATCAGCTCGACAAGCTGGGCCCACGAACAACCGTAGCAAACCGCGGCTGGCAAACTGCGGATGAAGAACACGACAGTGCCAACGTCTTTGCAGCAGCGTATGCGCTCACCGGCAACCCTGTGTTGCGCACGATTATGCAACACCGTGCGGAGATGGATGCTTGCGAAGTCCGCTTCATCAAGGACTGGGGCTTCGGCGCGCCGCGCGCGTTCGGTCGCCGTGCGCAGAGGATGGCGAACTTCTATACCCTCGCCGAAACCAACAGTGACGAGCGACAGATCTGGGCGCAGCAGCTGCAACAGCTGGCACTCCGGTGTGAGAGGACCTGGCGCGGCGGTAAGGCAGGCGGTCCGATCAAGATCCTCGATTACCAATTAGATCCGCGAGTCGAGATCTTTGGTCCTGACGGTAAGCCGTTACCCGGAGTCAAGTGGTGGGAGCATGGCCTGGTGGTAGTAGGCTGCGTGTGTGCAGCGGAAGCAGGTTTCGAAGACTACAAGCGCATCGGCGGCGCCGTTGCACGGTCGATGGTCAAGTACGCCTACCGCAAGCGTGGTAGCCAGTGGTTCGTGCCGGATGCGGACTACTACCCGGTACCTGGCCAGCCGCAACACCCGGACTTGCCGCAGGTGACGACGGTCGCGGAAGAAGGTTTTTCACACCCGGAGTTCGACCAGCTCGCCACGCACTCCACGATCGAGGTCTGGATCTTCCCTGCGGTCCTCGCGTTCCTTCGCTGGTTCGGACCCACCGATCCGGACCATGCTCGCGCGATGGAGATCGCGAAGGACTACGTACGCCGCTACGGCAAACTCAACGATGAGTGGTGGTCGATCAACCCCCAGGTCTACGAGATCTTGAGTCCTTGAACTTCTTTCCACCGCCGTTATAGATTCCGCCACAAGGACGACGACCCTTGACCTGGGGAGGCCGCGCACGTTTCGACGTGAGCGGCCTTCTTTTTTCCGCCGCACTCGCTACCTTCGAAGCGTCGCTGAGTTCGTCGTCCCTAGCGTCGTTCCAGGTCGTCATGGCAGAGAGCGCTGGCGCCGCCACGCTGATCGTCTTCCCGTCTCGTGAGACCAAGGGACTCGAATCCCTCGCTCAAGATCAGCCGCGGCGCTACGGCCGCGCGGTGACGCTGCAGGAGGCACTCGAACTCGAGTGGCCAACGGACGCGCACGCGGCTACCTACGCGCCGGACCACGCCACGCCACGCGAACGGCGCAAGGGCTGGCCACGGATGCGGAAGTCTGTGCTTGCAAGCGTGCGGGCCAAGAAGCGCGATCTGGTCGCGGACCTGATGCTCTTTGACCTCGACAACCCTGGCCACGCGGTTCACAATGACGAGAGCTTCGCGCGCGGCATCGAGCGCATCGACGACCTACCCGAGCACCTACGCCCCATGGCATGGTACTCGACGCGCGCCGGCTGGCGCTACTGCTACACGCTCAACGAACCGTTACCGGTCGATGAGTTCGAAACGGCGCACCGGGGCTGGAAGGAGGTGCTACAGGCAGCAGGCCTCCCTGTGGACCTGGAGTGCGCCAGCGACTGGACGCACCTCTACCGCATGCCCCGGGTCCTGCGCGACGGGGAGAGAACGTCGGCTTCCCGCTACTTCTACTGCTCTGAGATCGAAGACCGAAGACTCGACATCGCCAAGATCCCGCGCCGCGGACGCCTGAGCAAGGTGCCGAGCCCAGCGTCCGCGGAAGGCTGGCCAGAGAACCGACCCCAAGGCGACGACCTCGCGGTTTACCTGAACGACGGCAGCGATTTCATCAAGTCGGCACGGAGGGTACTGCGCAGCAGAGGCACCTACGCCATCGTCTTTGAAGGGTCACCGCTCGGCGCGAAAGGTGATCGCGACGTGACGATGTTCGGTGCGGTGAGGCAGATCTTCGAGGCTCTACAGCAGGGCGCCAAGGACTACGCCGATCCGCCCCACGTGTACGCACTGCTCTACCGGGCAGTTTCTGAACTAGAACCGGATGAAGGCAAAGATTGGCTGGTTGTCTTGTGGGAGAAAGCGGTGCGCGAATGGCAGCACCAACAGGGCAAGCTGACAACACAAGTAAAAGGGAATGACAGTGAAGGAGACCACCAACGGGACCTCCGATGCTTTGCGACGATGCGGACGATTTACAACGGGGAGATGCCGCAAGATGAACGGGAAGCCATAAACTGGATATCGCAACGGCGGCTGCTGGTGCATAAGACGGAGGTGTATTTACTGAACCCCCACACCGGTTACTACCACGACTTCCCGTGTGGCAGAGATGACTACGTTGGAATGTTGCGGTCCCTCAAGGCTACTAGCTTTCTACCGTGGGCCAACGTCACTAAAGAAGACGTAGTTACTGCACGAAGATTCGTCGACGTGGTTGTAGATGCAGGACTGCCAATCAGCAATGTAATCTATAGGCCTACCAGATTCCCCGTTCCTGGAGGCTGGCTTGAAGGGAGGGACCTTTGCTTCCCAGCCTACCATCTACGAGAAGATCTAGAGCCGCGCCGCTCCGAGCAAGTAGACGAATGGTACAGCGCGCTCTTCGGCGTGCAAAAAGAATTAGCTGAAGCCTACATAGTCCGCGCGTTGGACGTATGCGCAGGACCCATACCTGCGCTGTGTGCTTACGGTCCGCCTGGATGCGGCAAAACTCTCTTCGTGCGGGGGATGGCTGAATGCTACAGCAACGAAGTCGCCGCCTCTGGTCACACCGAACTGGCTACTTCCTATCAAACGCGAGACCTCCTGAAGACTCCTTTTGTCTGGTTTGATGAAGGCTTTCCCATAACCAAACAAGACTTCTCTCTCATTTTCCGCCAATGGGTTGGAGGCACCTCTATAGTAATAAATGAAAAGTTCCGTGCAGCCCAACAGATCCAAACGGCACCAAGAGTTATCTCAACCGGCAACCATCCAGACATGTTAGCTGCGTTCTCTGGAGACAAACGCATTCTCTCCCAAGACGACACCGAGGCGCTCGCTCAACGTATCTTAGTTCTCACCATGAGAGGCAACGCTTCCAAACTCCTCGAAGAACGGGGCGGATTCCAATATACCCGCGGATGGATCAGAGAAGGCAACCGCCACGAATGCCCCTATACCGTGGCACGGCATAATCTATGGCTCTACAACCACCTGGATCGAAAACCTTTGGGCGGCCGTTTTTTGATGATCGGAAATGCTTTCGATCACATCTCACGGGAACTGCGAACACGATCAGGGGCAGCGCCCGAGGTTCTCCGTGCATTGATTCAGTTGCTGACTCAGATATCGAAAAGGAGAAGTCTTTGCGCTGACGCAATAGCTATAGAGAACGGCTACATATACGTAACGTTGAACGGTGTGGTTCAGCACATCTCCCGTCATCAAGCAGAGTTCTCATACCGCCACCTGACGGAGAAGATCGTAGCTAGCGTCCTTTCTGCAAACGGCAGTACGCCACCAGACAGCAGCGATGTCAAAATCGCGAGCAACAAGCGACGACGCCGGGCCAGGTGGTGGCTGGTCGATGCGTGGAACCTCATGGAGTACGCGCAAGAGATCGGTCTCGACAGCACTCCGATAGGTGAGCTGGTCGATGCGTGACCCTCCGGATACCTTCAAGGTGTCGCCTAGCCAGCTGGAGGCGTGGCTCACCTGTCCTCGCCTGCACTTCGGCAAGTGGACGTTGAAGCTGCCTACCATCGACCGCGGTTACGGACACTTCGGCACCGTTCTGCACGCCGTGGCTGAGCGCTGGCTCGACGGCGACGATCGCGGCCGCAGGCCTGACGGTCTGCCGGTCGACCTCTACCCCGAGGGCTGGGAGTGGGCATGCAACCGCTTCACGGGACGGAGAGAGCATCGCCTTCAGCCCCTCGAGCGGGACCACGTGCGCCGCGTGTTCGAAGATGCTGTGGAGTCAGGGCGCCTCAAGCGCTGGCAGGGCCGCCAGATCGAGGTGCTGATGACCCGCAAGGTTGGCAAGCGGGCCCAAGCCAACGCCTACATCGACGTCCTGTTGCCCCGCGGGGTTCTCGATCACAAGTCGCTAGGTAACCCCCGCTACCGCAAGAGCGAGCGGCAGTTGCGTGAAGACGTGCAGATGAACTTCTACGCGGGCGAGGTGCTCGAGCGGAACCCGCGCCTCAAGGAGGTGCACCTGGCGCACCTCTACTACTCGAAGAACCCGGCCGATCGGCAGAACCTCACCAAGCTGGTGCAGACCTCGGTCACCGCCGACCACGTGGCGGCGTGGTGGCAGATCTTCGAGGATGTCGTCGACCGGATGGCGGCCTTGCGCGAGCAGAAGAACCGGCCCTGGTTCGAGGTGCAGGGACCGACCGACTACGCAAAAGCCTGCAACCAGTACGGGGGGTGCGACTTCCGATCGGTCTGCACTCGAAAAGAGAGTCTCGTTCGCTACACTCGCCGCGTCCAGACCATAACTCAGAAAGGAACCAAAACGTGAGCTTGTTCGATTCGCTCGTTGATGACGAAGAAAAGGCGCCTCCGAAGAAGGTTAAAAAGGTTCAGGAATCGCCCCGGAAACCGGCGAAAGAAGAGGAAGACGAGACCGAAAGCGCAGGCGAAGAGGAGCTACTGGAGAACGGCGACGTGAAGATGCGCGAGCCGGCGCCCTGGGCGGTCGAGAACTGTCCCAGCTGCGGCGGCTGCGGACTCAACTCGAAAGCTGGGGCTTGCCGCATCTGCCTCCAGCGCAAGACCAAGGATCAGCCTGGCGAAGAGGGATTCGAGATCGTCAGCGAAGACGGCATCTACTCCGTCGTGCCGAGGGCTCCACGGGAACAGGAAGAGAAGAAGGCGAAGCGGGGGCGACCGCCGAAAGCCAAAGAGGAAGAAGATCCGCCCGAGCCCGAGCCTTTGGTCCTCGCCGACACCGAGAAGAAACGCGGCAGGCCGCTCGGTCGTCCCATTCTGCTCATCAACTGCACGCTGGAGTACGACGACGAGATCACCGATTTGCATCAGCTGTTCACCGAAGTGAAGGCGCAGCTCGTAGCGCACGAAGGCGTCGACAACTTCTACTCTGTGGACGTCTGGAAGCGACGCGAGCTGATCGCGATGGTGGGAGAAAAGCTCGCTGGCGAATACCGGAACAAGTTCATCCGATGCACGACGACCGACGCGGACAAACTAGCCCTGGTGGAAGCACTCCGCCCGCACAGCCGAGTGATTCAAGGCGTGCGGTAGCACCTCTTCGTATGCTTCGCGTTTGCGACGGATGCGAAACGGAACTTGCTGCGGACGACGAAAGCGTGTGGATAGAAGCCGACGTGTTGTTCTGTCGACCCTGCGCTAACCAGATCGAAAAGTCTTGATCGACGTCCTCGAGCAGCTGGACGACCTTGCGATCAAGGTCGGTCCGTCCTCGCGCGAAAGCGAAATTCAGCGCATTATCGGGCTACCCGTCTGCGGCAAACCTGAGCGCGCAGACCTCGACGACGCCAGCTTCCGCTGGGTACAGGGCGACCACTGGGCCCGCGGCTTCCGCCTGTTCGACGCACAGGCGGCTGGCATCCTCAGCTTCGAGCGCACGGGCAAGCTCTTCGGTCTGATCCCCGTGGGTTGGGGCAAAACGCTGCTGACGCTCATGGTGGCGGATCACGCCTACCGCCAGGAAGGCGTCAAGCGGAGCGTGCTGTTCATCCCTGCGAGCGCATGGGATCAGTTCTCGGACATCGATCTCCGCTGGGCGCGATCGAAGACGGGGCTGCGGGTGCCCGTCCATCTACTCGGTCGTCGTTCGCCCACGCAACGCTGGGAGACCGCGCGTGCACGGTGGCCTGGCCTCTACGTCATGACCAGCTCGCTCATGGAGCGACCCGATGCTGCCGACCTCCTCGACAGGATCGGGCCAGAGCTGGTGATCGTCGACGAGGCCCACAAGTTCAAGTACCCGCAGACGCCCTCGACAGCGCGACTCCTCAACTACCTGAAGGGCAACCCCCGCCACGGGGTACCACGGAAGCGACTCGTAGCGCTCAGCGGCACGATGACCACCCGGGGGATGCGGGACTACTGGCACTTGATCACGCTGTGCCTGAACGAAGACGCACCGGTGCCGCTCTCGCCCCGCATCGCGATGGCCTGGGCGGAGCTGCTCGACTCCGGCGCAGCGATGCATCCTGCCGACGCCGGTCCGCTCGCGGACCTTGTTGCGTGGGCGCAGGAACACACAACGAAGCCCCTGATAGAAGACCTTGTCGGCTTCCGTCGTGCGTTCTCGATCCGTCTCTCCACTGCACCCGGCGCGGTCTCGTACGGCGGAGCCAAGATCCGCACGGTGCTTGTGATCGAGAATCGACCTGTGCCGGATTACAAGGAAGCTGACGGCTACGAAGAGCTGCAAGCACTGGCCCGGGCCGTTGAACGTGAGGGAGTAGCCCCCAACGGCGACGACATCGAGCACGCGATCGTCGGGTATGGCTGGCTCTATCAACTGGCGGCGGGGATCTTTTACGACACCTTCTGGCCCGGGGCGGCAGAGCTGGCGAAACAAAAGCACTGGCCGCTGGAGAAAGCCGCGGCGCTACTGGAACTGGCGGAGCGCCACCACGCCGCGCAGCAGGCTTACCACAAGATCTTGCGGAAGTTCCTCGCGCGAAAGGTCCGCGGTCTGGACACGCCGTTCCTCGTGATGAGCGAGCTGCAGCGCACCAAAGACAAGCACGTGCCCGGCGAAGTCTTCAAGGCATGGAAGACCATGCATGATCTGGACGATGCCGATCTGCCACGACGCAGTAAGCGGCCGATCCGAGTCAGCCCGTTTCGAATCGATGAAGTGATCCACTGGGCCAAAGAGATCGGAGGCAGGGACGCGATCGTGTGGTACCAACACGATGCCGTTGGAGAGTGGTTCGTGGAACGCGCTCGCGCCGCCGGATTGGATGCGGCTCAGTACCGCGCTGGCCATACGATGAACCGCGCGATCCGCGACCCCAGCTCAGGTAAGGGCGTCGCGGTTGCGAGCATGCCTGCCCACCACCAAGCGAAGAACCTCCAGCACTTCAAGCACGTGGGGTTCTTGCAGTGGTCGCGTCCTGCGGGTCGAACGGAACAGGTGCTTGGGCGTGTCCACCGCAATGGGCAGACTCTGGATGAACTTGTGGTCACCACGTTCAACACTATCCCGTTCGACTACATGAACTTCTCCGCGACCCTGATCGACGCTTGTTACGTGCAGCAGGCGGCTGCGTCGCGACAAAAGATCCTGACGTGCACGCACCGGCCGACACCCAAGGTCTTCGCGCCGGAAGTCCTACAGGAACTGGGATTCCAACCGCAATCGACAGCCCCGGAAGGGAAGCGATTGGCGGAAGAGAGATTTGGCGCGTTCGAGAAACAAAACAGGAGTTGAAGAAATGCCAAGAGAAACGCTGTTCGATAGGGTGCCCGCAGCGAAAGCAGCGATCGCGGCTAACTACGTCCGACCAGGTAACTACCTGGCGCGTATTGACGCGATCAAGTACATGCAGGCCCGCAAGGGTTACGAGAACCTGATCTTCGAGATGACCATCGTCCACGTCTTCGACGATGACGACGGCAAAGCGAACGATGTAGGCGAAGAGGTTTCTCACATCTTCAGCGGCAAGCACGAGGCAGCCCCGGGTAACATCAAGGCCTCGTTCGCTGCACTGCTCGGACAGGAACCAGAAGCTGTCCCAGCGAACAAGTGGAAGCGGGTATGCATTCGCATCGTGAGCGAAGAGCAACCGTTGGCAGGCCAGTTCACCAGGATCAACGTCCGTATCAAGGTCACCAAAGCTGGTGGCGATTTCACTTTGATCACTTTCACACAAGCCATGAAAGCAAACGATCCAGAGCTGCTCGAGATTTTGGACGAAGATGAGCAGGCGGAATACTTGGGCGTCAAGCGCAAGAAGAAGACGGGAACCAAGGCTCCAGCCAAACCCATCAAGAAGACGAAGCCCAAGCCCGCCGACGAAGAAGAAGACGACGAAGAGGATACCGAAGACGATGACGAAGTCGAAGACGGCGACGAAGACGACGACGACGATGAAGGCGTCGCCAGTTTATTCTGATGTCCTCACCGCGTCGCATATTCGCCGGACGGCTCGGCTGCGCTGAGCTGTTCGGCAGCTGCCACAGCGAAACAGCGGGACCAAGAACTGCACTGGATGAGCACATCGACAAGAGCACCAAGCATGCGCTCGAGATCGGTGCCTATGCGCAAGCCGGATGCGTCACCGAACAAGACGTGTGGCGCGCGAAGTTGCGTGAGTTCTACTTCTTGCTCGGCGTCATGGTGAAGTCGGTTCATCCGGATAATACGCAGAGCGGCCTCGACGCCCCACGTGCCGGTTCTGACCACTACCTCTACCCGAGCTTCCGCGAAATGATGTGCGATCTGCTCGAGTGCCCTAACCCGTGGACTACGGGCAGCCCCAAATCGGAGGCGTCTCTCGATGCCAGCCCAGAGTCTTCCTGACGACGCCATCCTTGTCGGCGGGGATACGGAGACCTTCCGTATTGGCCCGGGTGCCGTAGCGCCAAAGCTGGTCTGCCTCGCCCTCGCGACCGAGAAAGAGTGCATCCTCATCGGCAACGGCGAGCCAAGAAAGATGCGTGAAGCGCTCGTGCGGGTGCTCAGAGATAACGTCCATCTCGTTTGGCACAATGCAGCTTACGACCTGACCGTGCTGCACGAGTTCTACCGGAAGGATCAAGCGATCCTCGATCTCCTCTGGGACAGCGTTGTCGGTGGCCGGCAGCACTGCACCAAGATCAGGGAGAAGCTGCTGAACCTCAGCCGTTGGGGCAACGTGAAGTTCAGGCCGTTACCTGACGGCACTAGCGTTACACCTATTCGCTACCATCTGTACGACCTCGCCGAACACCACCTCAGCAAGGATCGGAAGAAGGAGAAGACTGACGATGCCGGCGACTCCTGGCGGATGAACTTCAGCGCGCTCGACGGCGAACGGGCCAGCGACTACCCGGAAGAAGCACGCGATTACGTAATTGAAGACGCAGGCGATCCGCTCCAGATCTTCCTGGCGCAGGATGAAGAAGCCGAATCCGAACACGGTCACGCCAGCTGCAAGAGCGACCGCTTCCGCACCGCACTGGATTTCGCGTTGCGGATGAGCACAGTGGAGGGCTTTCGAATCGATTCGGCGGAAGTCGAACGTGTGCAGGCTGTTGTTGATGACGCGCTTGATCCTGAAAAAGCGGCACCGCTTTATAAATGTGGAGTGCTCATTCGAGGCAACGGCTGCAGGCCACACAAGCGGCAAGAGCAAGCGGCGCGAGGAGCAGCACCTATAGCGCCAGGCCTCGAAGAAGTGGATTGGTCTCCCGTTCGTAAAGACCTCGAGGCCAAGGGTATCAAGTTCGTCGAAGCCACAGACGACAAAATCAACCAGCGCCTGCTGCGTGACATGGTGGAGATCCAGTGCGCGACGCTGGGAATGGAAGTGTTGCGGACCGACCCTTCCGAGAAGTTCCCCAACGGTCAGATCAGCATCAAACGCGACGTATTGAAGGATCTAGCGCCGCATAACCCGCTGATCGAATTGCTCTACGAACGTGGGCGCCTGTTGAAATTGGCGACCTCCTACTTGCCGGCGCTGCGTGAAGTCGAGCGCGTGCACCCGAACTACGACGTTTGCAAGCGGTCAGGCCGCACGTCGTCCTACGGGGGCCTCGATGCGGAAGACGACAGCCGCGGCGACCTCTACCCGTCAGTGAACATCCAGCAGCCCCACCCACTGGTGCGCAGCTGCTACATCCCAGAACCCGGGCATGTCTTGTGTTCGATCGACTTCAACTACATCGAACTCGTTTGCTGGGCGCAAGTATGCCTAGATCTCTTCGGGCACTCCACACTCGCGGACAAAATCAACGCCGGCATGGACCCGCATGCCTACCTAGGCGGCGTCATCGCAGCGCACCTCGACGCCGAGTACGCCAACACTGTGCAACGGCATGGTGTTTTCGGCGACTGGGACGAGAACTACAAGCTGTTCAAGCGCGCTGAAGGCCACAAGAACAAGAAGCTCGCCAGCTGGTTCAAGGGCTGGCGTGACATGGGCAAGCCCACGGGTCTCGGCTTCCCCGGTGGCCTGGGACCGGAGACCTTCGTCGCCTACGCGAAGGCCCAGTTCGGCGTCGACCTCGTGAAGATGGAGGGCGACTACGAATCAGCCATAGCTCGCGCTTCGACACTCCGCGAAATCTGGCGTGCGACGTACCCGGAATCCCGTCTCTACTCGGCATGGGTCAACGAGCAACTCGATCCTTTCAATGAAGACAAGTTCTGCTTCACCTCGCCGTTCGGAATGCACCGGGCCGCATGCGACTACACACAGATCGCGAACGGCGCAGGCCTTCAGACGCCAACGAGCGACGGAGTGAACCTGTGTGCGATCTGGTTGCAGTGGAGCATCTACCACTCGCTTGGTTCTCTCTACGGTCATGGGGCACGAATGGTTGCCCTACTGCACGATGAGTTCCTCTTCAGCTTCCCACGCAAGAAAGCGCATCAACTTGCTTATGAGGCAGCCAAGATCATGACGAACGCGATGCGGAATGTGATGCGCGACGTGAAAGTGACAGCTAACCCCATCCTGATGTTGAGGTGGAACAAGAATGCCAAACAAAGGTTCCGTGACGGAAAGCTCATCCCGTTCGAAGAAGCCGACGACCAAACCGAAGCGGCGTAAGTTCAGGGCCGAAGCCCTGGACTACAGCGTGGTCCCTTTGGATTCACTGAAGTTGCGTCGCCGCGGCTCGGCTTGGGATGGCTTCATCCAGCAGGTAGAGCAGCTCAAACCGAAAGAGTCCTGTTTGATCAAGGTGCCCCCAGAAAGCGACCCCGAAACGTTCCGTAAGCACGTCGCTGGCATGACCTACAACCGGCTGGTTTTCGGGAAGAAGCCTCGACCCGCTCTGCGTTACCGTGCAGTACTGACGAATGATGGAAAGGCGGTGGCGGTTCACGCCGTACTCAAGTCTCAAAAGAAGAAATAGAACGCCGGACCTCAGCGGGGGAGGTATCTTGTCCTGGAGCTTTTTATGAATGCCTTGACAAGCCTCTCACCGAATCCAGTTCTGAATCCGGCGACGATCTACCTCGCTTCCCTGGATAGTCCGGCCAGCCGTTCGTCGATCGCATCGGCCCTGTCGACCGTGGCCTCCCTGCTGGGGCACACGGTTGCCGAAGTCGACTGGTCGACGCTTCGCGCTGAACACGCCACACTGGTCAAGGCTGCGCTCGCGCAGCGGGGGCTGTCGGCAGCCTCGGTGAACCTCGCGCTCACGGCTCTGCGCGGCGTGGCGAGGCAGGCGTGGAGGCAGGGGCTGATCGGCCACGAACAGCTGCTGCGGCTCCTCGAGGTCAAGCCGGTGCGCAACAGCAGGCTGCTGCGCGGCCGGCTGATCGGCCGCGAGGAGCTGGCGGCGATCGAGGCGACGCTGACCTCGGCCCGCGACAGGGCGCTGTGGCATTTGCTGGGCTGCGGGCTCAGGCGCGCGGAGGTCGTCGGCATCCGCCGCGCGGACGCGCGCGCCGACGAGGTCGTCGTGCTGGGCAAGGGCAACAAGGAGCGTACGGTGCCTCTGACCTCGGCTGCCTCCGCGGCGGTCGCCGCCTGGATCGCCGAATGTCCGGAAAACGAGTGGCTGTTCCCCGGGCGCACAAGCGGACACCTGCACGCGGACAGGGTCTACAAGATCCTGCTCCAGGCGACCGGCGGCCGCTGGCGGCCCCACGACCTGCGCCGCACGTTCATCACTCGAATGCTGGACGTGACCGACAGCGCGACCGTGGCGCACCTCGTCGGCCACAGCAGCGTCAACACCACCCGCCGCTACGACCAGGACGCCGACCGTCGAGCCAGGGACGCAATGCAGAGGTTCCGGCTATGCTGAGGGGAAGACGACTCAGGCGCGGCAAGGTCAACCGTGATCCGTTGCGAAAGGAATTAAGGCGAGACGGGACCTTTTCTTGGTTGGAATGCGGTCACCGCATCCTCACTCCAAGCGACTTGATCGGGCAAACGAACGCAACCCGTCGAAGGTGCTACAAGTGTGCGAAAGGACAGCCCGCTGACTGGAAGCCTGATGTCGGCTAGCATCCGCGCCCAGCGTGCAGCTGGCCCGGACCAACCACTGTTCTGACCCGGAGCTTTTCCTCTTCCGCCCCGGCCTGTCGGCGGAAGAGTTTTTCGCGCGTATATTCGACGGCCCTGTTGACGGCGACCGTACGGTCGCTCATGCCGCGTGGCGGCTGGTGCGCTACCACGCAAGCCTCGTAGGTCTGTGCACGGACGGCCAGACCCTCATCGAAGCCACGCGCTTCGACCCCGATCCGTGGACGTCACCCTGTCAGCGGATCGTCGGCTCGCCGCTTCAGAAGCTGCGTGGAACGATGCGGGACCTACCGCAGCTCCCGCTCTTGCCGCCGGACGTCCCCGAAGGCACCAACGGAAAGTATTCTCCGGAAAGCGATCGCGCGCTGAACGAGTGGCGCTTCTGGATGGCCCGGCTCGCCAGCCAGCTTCGGATCGACGACTACTTCCTGCAGCCGGAGCTGGTGCGCGTTCTCTTCCCCAGCCCCGAGACGATCGTTGCCTACGAAGAGTTGCTCCTCGACGAGTTGCTAGAAATCTGGACGATCCGCGGCGCCGGTCGTGCGCTGACGCACTGCCGAACGAAGCTCGACCTCTCGACGCGCGAGGCGGTGTCGTTCATGCGCGGCCTCGGTCCGCTTGCCGGCGGACGAACCGAACGCGACTCGGAGAGCACCCGCGCGCTCATGGTCATACGGCTCGACGGTCTCTACAGCAAGGCCATGGCACGATTCGACTTCCGTGGCGCGCACTCTGTACTCAAGACGCTGGCGGTTGTGCAAGGTCTGGCGGCTCAGGAGGTCTTCAAGGACCGCGACAAGGATCGTGAAGAAACGATTCGCGAGGTGGAGGCAATGCGCGATAGGATCAGGTCTTCGCACGTTCCCCGCATCACCGTTCAAGCTGAGGAAGCATGAAACGCAAGCTGCTGAACATCGCTGCCGTGTTGAGTTGCCTCGTGGCACTCGCAGCGTGCAACCCGTACGCCGAAGCTGCCGTCGCACGCGGACACTACGACAGCATCGGACCCGAGTATTCCGCTTACGTCACGGCAGACGAGAATCTGGCTGTCGATCAGAAGACTCGTCGCCTCAACAACGTCACCGCCTGGAAAATCTGGGTAGAAAGCCTTGAGGGCAAGAAATGACAACCGCCGCAGCACCCGACAAAGAGAAGTCCGGCCTCGAGAAGGTCCTGGCTGAGATCGAAGTACTCGTTCGCGCGGAAGCTTCCGCTTTCGCCAGCGCCGAGGAGAAAGAGCTGGCCGTCACTGTCGCGAGAGACCTCGCCACGCTGTACGGCAAGAAGCTCATGGGCGACCCCAACGTCGACAAGGAGATCGCGCACTCGAAGTCCGCAGCGATGTCGCTCTCCGGTGCGGCGAAAAACCGCGTCTCCTACGCGGTCGGCCGTGTCTTCGAACAGCTGCTCAACAAGCTCGCCGCGCTGCTCCTCACGGTCATTTGAGCGCGTTCTCGCGCTTCTACGACCTCACCAGCAGCGACATCTTCGCCTGGTGCGCGGCTCACCGCTTTGAGCCGAACGCCCAACAGCGTGAACTCCTCGATCTGGTGCAGTGGGAATCCACCGCACCGTTCGAGGAGCGCAAGCGCACCATCGCCTGCAAGAGCGGCCAAGGCCCGGGAAAGACAGCTGCGATCACCATGGCTGCCACCTGGCGAACGTGGCGGCACGTCGATGCCCTGACGTTCGTCACCGCGCCAACACAACACCAGGTGCGTGACGTCTTCCTCACCGAGTACCTGCGGTGGTACGGCAAGGCGGTCGACTTCGTGCGTTCGATGATCGAAGTGACACGCACACGGATCATCTTCAACAACAGCCAAACGTGGGGACTCTGGGCCGCACCGGCCTCTGAACCGGAGAACTTCGCCGGCCGTCACGAAAAGCACATGACCATCGTGGTTGATGAAGCCACAGGCGTGGAGCGGCCGATCATGGAAACGATCGTGGGCACGCTAACCAACCCCGACTCGTTGCTGCTCTGCATCTCCAACCCAACGGACATCGACTGTTATTTCTACGACCTCTTCACCAAGTACCGTGAGAACACCCACTGCCTCACGTTCAACTGCGAAGACTGTGAAGAGAACGAATACTTCTCCCTCGCGGCGGCACGAAAGCTAGAGCTGGAATTCGGTCGCGAGAGCGACGTGTACCGCGTCCGCGTGCTCGGCGAGTTCCCGTCTGCTGACCCGCAAGCCCTGATGCGCCTGGCTGACGTGGAAGCCTGCGGCAACGCGGACCTATTCGCGGCTGTGCGAGCCAGCAGGGCCCGGCAGATCGGCATCGACCTGGCGCGGTTCGGTTCCGACGAATCAGTTGCCATGATGCGCAGCGGAGAAGCCATCGTCCGCTGGGAGAAGTGGACGAAATGCGAACCGGCGTTCGTCCTGAATGAAGTGATGCGGTGGCAGGATGAGAACCACTGGCGCGATGAGGACACTTGGTACGTGGTCGACACGGCCGGCATCGGTGACGGTGCCGTCCACGTCCTGCACGAACGTGGCAAGAAGGTGTTCGAGTTCAAAGGTCAAGAACGCGCGAGCGAAGCGATCTACGAGAACAGGATCTCGGAAGCTTGGTTCCATGC